GGCTAGAGTACCCCCCTACGTAACTGGTTACCCAAATTACGCACTCACAACCTACGCAGATGCGGAAGAAGGCACAGACTTTTTATGGAATCGCTTCGCAGGTCGGGCTTTCTTCCGGGATCGCCGTCTACACACCAAACCTGTTCCGCCCCCCAGGGCCTTATCAACTACAGAACGAGAGTCCTCCCAAGCTCGTAATCCTTTGAAAACGAGTTTAGGATCGCGCTCCTCTGCTCTCGCGAACATGTCTACACAAGGTCTATATGAGGACAATTCCTCAATTAGACCCTGATAAGACACGGACGCGTCTGACAGGGACCCAGTCTGCAAGTCGAGGACCTCACTCTGTATTTCCTCCAACCTCTTAAGAATAGCCTCTAATATTGGCTTTTCAACACAAATCGAACGGACCAATAATTCAGGATCCTCCCCATAATCCCCGAGATGCCCACTGGCATCGTCGGGGGGGAGAAGTTCCTCGACCCGGGCTTTAACCGGATCGAACAACTTCATGAGGGCCTCAATCTCGGTCACGTAAGATTCGTGCAGAAATTGGAGGAGACGTGGAACCCCTTCCTGAGGTATAAAGTCCAGATGCTGAATTCTACGCATCGAGACCCACGCCTCCCAGTGCTTCACACCCATTGCCGCACCAGGTTGCAACAGAGCAACCACGACACGCCTGAATCTGACCGGCCATCCGGAAATCTCACTATTGAGACGTCCAGTGGACTTAAAGCCAAACCCAAGCCCCCTTAAAACTGATGCAGGACGAAGTTTCACTGCTGACGACGCACGATTGACCATCTCTACCATACCCGAGAGAGAGCGATTGAAAACCGCAAACTCCCGGAATGAGAGAGGCGAGCAATCGGCGCCGTGAGCAATAAACCTCTTCGCAAACTCGAAGCACTTACGTACTCCAGGTAGCGACTTGGATAGGGAGATATTAACTCCCATTCGTCTGATCAATTTCAGGTACTCAGCTGCTACGAACTTGTCAAAAATGACAAGATCGTCGCCCAGAATGCCGTAGTCCTCAAACCACTCCTTCTTCCCTACACGATTTGCAGCCCACTGCACTACCAAATGGTGTGCAAGGGTGAAGGCAGGCCAGCTAGAGTGAGCCCCCATTGGCTGACCAACCGCATAATATAGCGGTTGATTATACTCTTCGGTACACTCAGATACCAAGCGGCCGTACGGGACGGTCAACCGGTCAGAAAACTGACCGATTGCCTTACCCGGACGAACAGCTGGAAAGGCGTAACCACGCCCAACCAAGAGCACTTGCCAATGGTTAGCTACACTTTCGCCAAACAAAACCTTCATGATAGACCACTGAGCCCAAACCGGAAACCGGTCCGTCGCCGCGGATAGATCAAACGAATAGAACTTCCGACCACGAGAACAACTGTCCAGCAAATACTGGACAGTCTCCCCTTGATCGAACGTTCCATCAAGTCTGACCGACCCGTGATTTAATGAGCCCAAAAGTTTCAATAGAAACTCATGAACCCCACGAAGGGCCGACTGGCTCCAATAGTCTAACATAGCAAATACCCGAACCTTACCCGGTTCACGCTTAAAAGACACTCGCCCTAGTGCCCCCAAGCGGTCCCCCCCAATATATTGGGGCCATTGCAGGGTAGAAGGATCGTTCTTAGCAGCCGTCCTAACGACGGCCGTAACATCCATCGATTCAACCTCCGTACAATAACTATTGAACGAGGGCCAAATCGGTGAATTATACAATGCCAGAGCGTCCTTCTCGACGTTGCACATAGCAACCGAACCCTGAACGGAATTGGGACCAGAGGTCATCAGGGGTCGATAAATGGAGCCAATATATGGGTCGATCCGACGCCGGAGTTTATGATATCTATCAATAACCAACGACGCCACCCGACTTCTGCTACGCAGAAGGCGGGCCGCCTCCCCCATAAATCGGTTCCACTGATCTTCAATACCACTTGTCCCACCAAAGGGAAGCAAAATGGTATCAATATTCACCTTAGTAGGTATATCGATAACTCGATATAACATAAACAACGTCAACCACAATCGAAGGGGGCCAACAGCCCCCCCACGAATGTAGCGACGATGCTCTAAGGGAATAACCCTCGGTAACCCCGACCGGGTAACAGATACCGCTACCCCAAATTCTCTACACCCTATCTTACGACCCGCAACGGCATTCTGAAGTAATACCGAGCAAGCTTTCAGATAGATCGCCAAGCCCCTCAATCCCTGCCTGCGAACCACCGGAATGCAGAATTCCACAAAACGGTATGCTGCGCCTGCGTAAGTATGTGACGTGTACCCTATGACTAGAAAGACGATTCTATTGACTCGTCCCAATAGCCACGGACGGGATTTTAAACCCGTCTGCCAGGCTTTCATGGACCAAAGACTAGTTAAATAATGTATGGGCTTATGCCCCTTAATGTTAATTGTGTTTTTCATGATTAATGTTTTGTTTATTTAATTAGAAGATGGTCCCTAGAAGCCCCTTCGGTTTCCCCTTAGAAGATAGTATCAGCGCAGTACAGCAGTACTTCGTTACTGGAGTGACATCTCCAGAGCTGACTACCTTCGCCTCCCGACTATAAATAGCAGGGATGGGGGGGCCGCAGGCACCGTGTGAACGGTCCTCTAGGGTGATAGTTCAGCTCCCATACTGCACCTCCCTTCATAAAAGGGATTGCGTTGCAAGGAATGCTTGCTATCTCGCTCAAACGAGCGTCACATGCTTGGGCGGAATAACCATTTGGTGGATAGCCAGGAGATCGTCAGTAAGGGCCCCGGTTCTTAGATCCGGGTGTTGCTTACCCGATGGGGCTGGCTCCCCAACGGCACTATCTGACTCTTCCTTGGTCTTACTTACTCTTCAGACACAGGAAACTATCCATCCGTGTAACCCACGGTGTTGAATCACTCCAACACGGCGGGCCACCTGGTATATCCGGGCTGGCCTTTTAGCCAGGACCCCTTACGGG